TAGCGCTAAGTCTAATTCTGGCTCTCGTCGTAAGAAAGCTCGTAAAGCTTCTAAGCGCTCTTATAAGTCTACTAAAAAGACTAACAAACGAAAGAGTGTAAGTACTGAAGCTAAATTTTTGCGAAAGGGTTATGTACAAACTCGTGAGTATGGATCTCAAGAAACTGCTCCCAATTGTGTTTATGTAGGACATTGTTCTGCTCCTGCTGATACTGTTTTGGATAATGTTTGTTGTGCTTTAATCAAATCTTTGTTTGCTTTGGTTCATGATAATATTATATCTTTTTCAGATTTGGTTAATGGATCTGTAAATACAGCTGCCATTGATCTTTTGACTGAGAATGTAACAACGGGTGCTCTTGGGAATAATCTTATTTCATTACTTGGCAAGACATATAAACAAATAGCTACTGAACTAGCAGTCCTTATTAGAACTTTTTTTTCTACGTCTGCAGATGTAAATTTGGAGAAGTTGGTACAGTTGCGTTTGTTTCAAGATACCAAGGGCATAGAACATAGTATTTGGCTTAAGGATTGTTTTGTTGAACATATTACACAATCTACACTTAAAATTCAGAATCGCTCGAAGATTGCTGATACTGCTGGAACAGATGAGAATGCATTGAATGTTGATAACGTTCCTGTCATTGGTAGAATGTATTCTACTTCAGGCACTGGGTTTCAGTGGACTGGACGTGTTTCTACAGTTGGTACTCGTCCATTTTATGGACATACTGTTAGTGGTTATATTGTTAAAGATTCGTCTGAAAACAATTTGGCTCAACTAAGTGAACCTCCACATGGTTCTATGTTTAAAGCTAAGTCTGCTGGTATTAAACTAGGTCCTGGGCAAATTATTACTAATTATCTTACGTTTAAACGTACTAAGATGGACTTACATAAGTTTTGTGAAAAGCTTTATCCCCAGTTAACAAGTTATTTTGGAATTAGAGGAACTGGAAATTCCACTATGTTTGGATTGGAACACCTTATGAAGACTGATGCAAATGGTGTTACTCTGGGATACGAAGTCAATCAGAAGCATATGACTATTATTAAATCTACCTTTAGGCAGAAAACAGCTGCCGACTTTACCTCTGTCATTGCTGCCCCTACCTAATTCAACCTCTCTTAATAAACGAAGTTTATCTTACCGACGTCTCACGGCGGAACATACCGACCTCTCGGGGCGGAACAACCGACCTCTCAGGGCGGAATATAACGCTGACCGCGTAGGTTGAAGAAATTGAGCTAAGTCAATTGGTCCTGAGGGGATCCTCCCAGGGGACTGGGGCCCCGGGAGGCCGACGTCTCACGGCGGAACATTCGACCTTCCAGGGCGAAATAACCGACCTTCCAGGGCGGAACATGTTCTAGTAGACAGCGAAGCAATTTTTTTAAATGGTACTTTGCTCAGTATTACTTACTAGAACGGCGTACCGCGTACCACTTGGGGTACCGGCGGGACGCATGTGTGCTTTAGCACACGTGACCTTTAGGTCACAGGAGGCGCTGGCGCCTCCAACACACACGTCATTAATTTCCCACGCCTCGTACTCTATACAGGGTGTCGCCTCCTTTTGGGATTTTGTATATATACCGGAGCGAAGTGAGGACTAATTTTCATCAATGGGACTAAAGAGAAAATGGCACAACAAGGACGAATCTGGATGCTCACTATTCCATACGCAAACTGGGCCGTACCCGCAGAGCTCCCTCGAGGACTCTGTTATCTTATCGGGCAGGCAGAACTTGGAGAGGGCGGCTACCAACACTGGCAGCTCTTGGCTCAGTTCGGTTCGAACAAGAGACTCGCGGCTGTTAAGAAGATTTTTGGAACCACTGCCCATGCCGAACTCACCCGATCCGCAGCAGCAGAGGCCTATGTCCAGAAGGATGATACCGCAATTGCAGGCACCAGGTTTTGTCTCGGGGAGAAACCTTTTAAGAGGAATTCCAAGACAGACTGGGCTGCTCAACTTCTCCACGCCAAGTCCGGAAACATCACGAGTTGTGATCCGGACATCCAATTACGATTCTATGGGACTTTGAAAGCCATAGCAGCGGACAACAGGCTTGCCCCGGATGATTTAACTGGTACTTGTGGAATATGGATTTGGGGACCTCCTGGAGTTGGTAAATCTCGATGGGTTAGGGATAATTATGGCTTCTCTTTATTCAGTAAGATGTGCAACAAATGGTGGGATGGTTACAACGATGAAAAGATTGTTTTGTTAGATGACTTCGACAAGATGCATGAAAAACTTGGACACCACCTCAAAATTTGGTCCGATCGCTATAAGTTTGTTGGCGAGAAGAAAGGAACATCTCTTACTCTGCGCCCTGATAGAATTATTGTAACATCCAACTATCAGATACAAGACATTTTTATGGATCTCGCGTTGATTGACGCGTTGAAACGCAGATTTTATATTATTCACATGCCTGAAACTCCTTTTACCTTTTAATAAAAAACATTTAATGGATTTGGACACTATTTATCCTGTTTCTCGTCTTGATAGGCAAAGACATTTGAATAACTTTGGCAGAGTCGCCCTATCTACTCTTGGCGCTTATGCTGGAAATCGTATTCAATCTGTGCCTCAACACAAATATCCTTCGAGATATTTAGCTATTGCTAGTCTTAAAAGGAAGTTTAGGAGTCGCTCTAAAGGTGGCACTAAACGTGGTACAACAAGTTATCCCAGTCCAAGGATGACGCCTCGTTTGGTTTCGAAAGGGACTCCTAAGAATGCAAGTGCATTGTTGGGAAGAGAAGATGCAGTTATGTCTGCTGACGCTTCTACTCAAACAAAAAAACAATTAATGTATGGAAAAGGAAGATATAGCGCTAAGTCTAATTCTGGCTCTCGTCGTAAGAAAGCTCGTAAAGCTTCTAAGCGCTCTTATAAGTCTACTAAAAAGACTAACAAACGAAAGAGTGTAAGTACTGAAGCTAAATTTTTG